TGCGTAACCTGATCCAGTCGCCGGAGTACGCGCGCATTTTCCCCAAAACCAAGATCGCGTCGGACGCCAAGGCCGCTGCCCAGTGGAACACCACCGAAGGGGGCGAGTATTTTGCGATCGGTGTGGGCGGCGCGCTGGCCGGACGGGGCGCGCACCTGATCATTGCCGACGATCCGCTGTCTGAGCAGGACATCAAGGCGGGAAATACCAACTCGCTGGATAACGCGTACGAGTGGTTCAGTGCCGGTCTGCGGACACGTCTGATGCCGGACGGGAAAATCTGCGTGCTCCACACGCGCTGGCACCAGCGGGACCTGATCGGGCGACTGCTCAAAGACTCGGCCATGAACGAGGGCGGCGACAACTACGAGGCGTTTGAGTTCCCGGCCATCCTGCACGAAGGCACCGAAAACGAGAAATCGATCTGGCCCGAGCAGTGGACGCTGGAGAGCCTGCAGCAGACCCGGGCGTCGATGCACCACATCATGTGGCAGTGGTATGCCCAATACCAGCAGAACCCCACCGCTGCCGAAGCTGCGATCATCAAGCGCGACTGGATCAAGTGGTGGACCCATGAGGAGCCGCCCCAGTGCGATTTTCTCGTGCAGGCGTTCGACACGGCGCTCACCACCAAGGAGCGCTCGGACTATTCGGTGTGCCATACGTGGGGTGTGTGGTTCAACGAGGAAGACAACACCCAGAACGTCATCTTGCTCAACTCCGTCAAGGGGAAGTACGAGTTCCCCGAGCTCAAGGCCATGGCCCACGAGCAGTATGCGGACTGGCAGCCGGACTCCGTGGTGGTGGAAGCCAAGGCCAGCGGTCAGCCGCTGATCGACGAGATGCGTCGCTCGGGCATATTCGTGCAGGACTTCAGCCCGGGCAAGGGCCAAGACAAGATTGCGCGTCTGAACGCGGTGGCGGACATGTTCGCCTCTGGCCACGTCTGGTTTCCCGAGACCGCGTGGGCTGCCAAGGCTGTCGAGGAGATTTTGGCGTTCCCGGCCGGTGAGCACGACGACGAGGTGGACACGATGACGTTGGCCCTGATGCGGGTGCGAAAAGGTGGCCTGTTGCGCCTGAGCACCGACCACGAGGATAATGAAGGCTTCCAGCGGGCCCGCCGGGCCGCGTATTATTAGGATTCACCATGGCATCGAACAGCATGACCTCTTCACTCGCTCCGGCCCCAATGGGTTTGGAGGCGCTCTCAGGCCTTACACCGGACGACACCCCGGCCGTAGAAATCGAGATTGAAGACCCCGAAGGCGTAAAAATTGGCGTGGATGGGCTGACCATCGACCTGATGCCGGAGGAGGCCACGGCCGAGGCGTTCGATGCCAACTTGGCCGAGTTTATGGACGAGGGTGAGCTGGGCACGCTGGCCAGTGACCTGCTGGAGGAGTACGAATCCGATGTGACGTCCCGCAAAGAGTGGGCGGACATGTACGTCAAGGGCCTCGAAGTGCTGGGCATGAAGTACGAAGAGCGCACCGAGCCTTGGACTGGCGCCTGCGGCGTGTACTCCACCGTGCTGACAGAAGCGGCGATCCGGTTCCAGTCCGAGACGATCATCGAGACGTTCCCAGCACAAGGGCCCGTCAAAACGGAAATCATCGGGGCAATAGACAAGCTCAAGGAAGAAGCTGCCGAGCGCGTGCGCACCGACATGAACTACAAGCTCACGGAAGAAATGCCGGAGTACCGCCCTGAGCACGAGCGCATGCTGTACAACTTGGGCTTGGCTGGTGCCGCGTTCAAGAAGGTGTACTTCGACCCCAGCTTGGGACGTCAGGCCGCAGTGTTTATCCCGGCCGAAGACATCATCATTCCGTACGGCGCGTCCAGCGCGCGCACCGCAGAGCGTGTGACCCACGTCATGCGCAAGACCAAAAACGACGTCAAGAAGCTGCAGGTCGCGGGCTTTTACCGCGACGTCGACTTGGGCGAGCCGCTCACGTTCCACTCGGACATCGAGAAGCGCAAAGCAGAAGACCAAGGGTTTACCCTTAGTGATGACAACCGTTACCAGTTGCTGGAGATGTGCGTCGACTACGACCTGCCCGGCTACGAGGACGAGGACGGCATCGCACTGCCATACGTCATCACGATCGACCGCAGCACGACCAAAGTGCTGGCCATCCGCCGTAACTGGAACGAGGACGACCCGCTCAAACTCAAGCGCCAGCACTTCGTGCAGTACACCTACGTGCCCGGCTTCGGGGTGTATGGCCTTGGCCTGATCCACATCATCGGTGGCTACGCGCGCGCGGGCACCTCCATCATTCGCCAGTTGGTTGACGCTGGCACGCTGAGCAACTTGCCCGGTGGCTTGAAGTCCCGTGGTCTGCGGATCAAGGGCGACGACACTCCGATCGCCCCCGGCGAGTTCCGCGACGTGGACGTGGCCAGCGGCAACGTGCGTGACAACATCATGCCCCTGCCGTACAAGGAGCCAAGCCAAGTTCTGATGGCGCTGCTCGGCCAGATCACGGATGAGGCCCGCCGCCTCGGCTCCGTGGCCGACATGAAGGTCAGCGACATGAGCGCCAACGCGCCCGTGGGCACGACACTGGCCATCCTTGAGCGCCAGCTCAAAACGATGTCGGCCGTGCAGGCCCGTGTGCACTACGCCATGAAGGAGGAGTTCAAGCTCCTCAAGGCCATCATCCGCGACAACACTCCGGGCGACTACGAGTACGTGCCGGACGGTGGGGACCCCAAGGCCAAGCGCGAAGACTACGACATGGTGGAAGTCATCCCCGTGTCGGACCCCAACAGCTCGACCATGGCCCAGCGGATCATGCAGTACCAAGCTGCCATCCAGTTGGCCCAAGGCGCGCCGCAGATTTACGACCTGCCCCAGTTGCACCGCCAGATGCTTGAGGTGCTGGGCATCAAGAACGCCGACAAACTGGTGCCGATCGACGACGATATGAAGCCGCGCGACCCCGTAAGCGAGAACATGGCGTTCCTGACTGGCAAGCCCACCAAGGCGTTCATCTACCAAGACCACGACGCCCACATCGCGGTGCACATGTCCATGCTGCAGGACCCGATGGTCATGGGCCAGATGGGTCAGAACCCCATGGCGCAGCAGATGCAAGCGTCCATCATGGCGCACGTTGCCGAGCACGTCGCGTTCCAGTACCGCAACCAGATCGAAGAGCGCCTTGGCGCCACACTGCCAGCGCCCAATGCAGAGCTGCCAGAGCAGGTCGAGGTTCAGTTGGCCAAGCTGGTCGCTCAGGCTGCCCAGCAGCTCACGCAGATTCACCAAGGTGAGGCCGCGCAGAAGCAAGCCCAGCAGCAGGCGCAGGACCCGATCGTGCAGATGCAGCAGCAAGAGCTGCAGATCAAGATGCAGGACGCCCAGACCAAGGCCCAGAAGGTGCAGGGCGATCTGGCGCTCAAGGGACAGGAGCTTCAGCTCAAAGCCCAAGAGCTGGCCAGCCGTCAAGGCGAGAACCCAGAGCTTGCCGCCGCCAAGATGCAGCAGGAAATGGCCATGGAACGCCAAGTGCACGAGCAGGAAATGGCGCAGCGCCAGCAGGAATTCGACCAAAAAATGGCCCAAAAGCAACAGGAAGCGTCCATGAAAATGCGGACCAAGCTGATGGAACTTGCAAGCAAACCGGCTGCTAAACCGCCGGAGAACTAAGAGGAAAAATGGACAACCAAATTTTGGAGCTCCTCAACCGCAAAGTTGAGGAGCAGGTCAAGAGTCATTCAGAGGCTTTGGTATCTGGGCAGCCGCAAGACTACGCCCAATACCGAGAGTTGTGCGGGGTCATCCGAGGTCTCCAGACCGCACAGCGTGAAATTGGCGACCTCGTGCGTAAACTGAAAGACGACAATGACGACTAACTTTGATGTTCAAGCAGTAGACCTGTCTGGCCTACTCAACAAACCCGTTGAGGACAAAGCCAGACAAGTGCCGGACCCAGCAACTTTCCATTTGCTGTGCATGCTCCCCGAGGCACAAGAAGAGTACGAAGGCGGCTTGCTGAAAGCTGGCCAGACGATGCAGTTCGAAGAGCTGCTGTCGCCCGTGCTGTTCGTGGCCAAGATGGGCCCCGATGCGTTCAAGGATGAAAAGCGCTTCCCAAGCGGCCCAAGCTGCAAGGTGGGTGACTTTGTGATCGTTCGGCCGAACACCGGCACGCGGATGAAAATCCACGGCACCGAGTGGCGCATCATCAACGACGATTCTGTCGAGGCGGTGGTGCAAGACCCGCGCGGCATCCAGCGCGTTTAAGGAGACACCATGGCTGATTTTGAAAAAACCGAATTTGAGTTTCCCGATGAGGTGGAACAGAACCCACGCAAAGGCGGAGCTGTTGTAGAGCCCGAGCCGGAAGTTGAGGTTGTTGACGACACCCCTGAAGAGGACCGTAACCGCAAGCCCATGGAAGCGCCCCCCAAGGACGTGACCGATGACGAGCTGGCCAAGTACGACGAGGGCGTCCAAAAGCGCATCAAGCACTTCACCAAGGGCTACCACGAAGAGCGCCGGGCCAAAGAGGCCGCGCTGCGCGAGAAGGATGAAGCCATCCGCATCGCCCAAGCCATCGTGGAAGAGAACAAGAAACTCAAGGGCTCCTTGAGCACCAACCAAAATGCACTGCTTGAGCAGGCCAAGCGCAATGTCGCCAACGACATGGAAGAGGCGCGCCGCAAGTACAAGACGGCGTATGAGTCTGGCGACTCTGATGCGCTGGTTTTGGCCCAAGAAGAGATGACTGCGGTCAAACTCAAGGCAGACAAAATCAACAGTTTCCGACCACCTGCTTTACAGGAAGAAGAAAATGTTGTACAACCACGACAACAAGTTCCCCAAGAACAGCCTGTTGACCCGAAACTGGCCTCGTGGAAAGACGAGAACCGGTGGTTTGGCGAAAACAAGCGCATGACGGCTTACGCTCTTGGCCTGCATGAAGACTTGGTGAACGAGGGTATCCCGGCTGGCACTGAAGAATACTATCGACGTATCAACAGTGACATCAGGGAGCGGTTCCCAGATCAGTTTGAGTCTGGAAGCCCGGCGGATGCGCAAACTCCGTCGCGAAAATCAAATGTTGTCGCACCGGCAACGCGGAGTACTGCGCCCCGAAAGGTCGTACTTACCAAATCGCAGGTCGAAATCGCCAAGCGGCTCGGCGTTCCACTGGAACTCTATGCTCGTAAGGTTGCGGAAGAAATGAGGAAATGAACATGACGGAACAAACTCGTACCAAGCGTGAACTCGAAACACGAGCTACCGCAGCGCGCCCTACCAAATGGGCTCCTGCCCAGCTTCTACCTGACCCCCATCCGGAGGCCGGGTACGCTTATCGCTGGATTCGTGTGAGCACCATGAACGCAGATGATCCGCGTAACATTTCGTCGAAACTCCGCGAGGGATGGGAACCCGTGAAGGCGTCTGATCACCCAGAGATTCAGTTGTTCGGGGAGACCAATGGTCGATTCCCAGACTCGATCTGTGTTGGTGGCCTGCTTCTTTGCAAAACACCTGCTGAGTTCATTGAACAGCGCGCTGCGCATTTCGGCCAACAGGCTGAGTCGCAGATGCAGTCAGTGGACAACAGCTACATGCGTGAAAGTGACCCCCGTATGCCGCTTTTCAAAGAGCGGAGCACGAAGGTGACTTTCGGTAAAGGTACTTAATTTTTTGGAGTCCAAACATGGCTTACCCCACCGTTTCGGCACCCTACGGCCTGCAGCCTATCAATCGTATTGATGGCATGCCGTACGCAGGTGCAATCCGTCAGATTCCCGTAGCTGCTGGCTTCGGCACCGCCATTTTCGATGGCGATACCGTCCTGATCAACAGCGATGGCTATCTCGTTAAATCCACCACAACTGACTCTGGCAACATTGTCGGCGTGTGCTTGGGTGGTCAGTACGTGAATTCGAGCGGCCAAACCGTTCAAGGTCAGTACATCCCCGCTCTGGCCTCTACCGCCAGCAACTTGGCCTACGCCTACGTTGTGGATGATCCAATGGCTCTGTTCAAAGTCGCTGTTGTGACTTCGGGCACCACCATGGGCACCGCTGGCCGTACCGTCGTTGGTTCGAACGTCGCCCTCGTGTTGAACGCTGGCAGCACTACCACCGGCAACTCGGCTTTTGGCGCGACCCTGACCGGCGCTGGCACCACTGCCACCATCCCGTTGCGTGTGATCGACGTTGTGCCGGAGACAGCTACTGCTGCCGACACTTACACCGAGCTGTTGGTGAAAATCAACACACACCAGTACAACAACACCACTGGTGTCTAAGGAGTAAATCATGGCTATTTCACGCGCACAACTGCTGAAAGAACTGCTCCCCGGCTTGAACGCTTTGTTCGGTCTGGAGTACGCTAAGTACGGCGAGCAGCACAAGGAAATCTACGAGACCGAAACTTCGGAGCGTAGCTTTGAAGAGGAAACCAAGCTGTCTGGCTTCTCCGCCGCTCCGGTGAAGAACGAAGGCGCCGCCATTGCTTATGACAATGCGCAGGAAGCTTGGACTGCACGTTACACCCACGAAACCATCGCGATGGGCTTCTCCATCACCGAAGAGGCCGTGGAAGATAACTTGTACGACAGCCTCTCCAGCCGCTACACCAAGGCTTTGGCCCGTGGTATGGCTTACACCAAGCAGGTTAAGGCAGCAGCCATCCTGAACAGCGGTTTCAACGCCAGCGTCACTTACGGCGACGGCGTGTCCTTGTTCTCGACAGCTCACCCCCTGATCTCCGGTGGCGTCAACAGCAACCGTCCTGCCACAGCAGCCGACTTGAACGAGACTTCGTTGGAAAACGCCGTCATTCAGATCGCAGCTTGGACAGACGAACGCGGTTTGCTGATCGCAGCCAAGCCCAAGAAGTTGGTGGTTCCTCCAGCACTGCAATTCGTTGCAACCCGCTTGTTGGAAACTGAACTCCGCGTTGGCACTGCCGACAACGACATCAACGCCATCAAGAACAACGGTTCCATCCCCGGTGGTTACACAGTCAACAACTTCTTGACTGACACCAACGCTTGGTTCCTGTTGACTGATGTGCCCAACGGTCTGAAGCACTTCGTGCGTTCGCCTCTGGCGAACTCCATGGACGGTGATTTTGACACCGGAAACGTTCGTTACAAAGCCCGCGAGCGTTACAGCTTCGGCGTTTCGGACCCACTCGGCGTCTACGGCTCCCCCGGAGCTTGATACCCAAGTATCTAAAAAAGGCCCTTCGGGGCCTTTTTTATTGCCCGCTTGCTTTTTTGGGTAGACCATGTACATTACCTGTTACTAAGTCACAGGAGCTGATATGGACATCACAAATTTACCCAAGACCCGAGCTGAAGCCAAGGCGACCGGAGCCAAGTATTACTTCACTGGAGACCCCTGCAAGCACGGGCACATTGCGCCGCGCAAAACCAAAGGGGCCTGCGTAGAGTGCCTGAAGGTCGAGTGGCAGCAGGCTGCAGAAACCAGAGCGGAATACTTTAAGGAGTACAACCGCAAAGAAGAGGTGCGGGACAAGAAGCACGACTGGTACTTAGAAAACCGCGAACAGGTGATTCAGACCGCAGCTACGCGCCCCGCAGCGGTATTGCGCGAGTACCGCAACGCATGGAAGGCAGCGAATAAAACGCAGGTGCTGGCGGACAACAAAGTACGCCGCCGCAAACACAGAGACGCAACACCGCCGTGGCTTACGCGCAAGCAGAAGTCCGAAATCCGCCAGCTTTACCAGATCGCTATCACCATGACGCAAACAACGGGGGAGCAGTACGTGGTTGACCACATCGTGCCGCTGCGTGGCGAAGAGGTCTGCGGCCTGCATGTGCCATGGAATCTGCGGGTCATCACGCAAGAACAAAACCTGAAAAAGTCCAATAAGCTCGTTGACCCCCAAGAACCTGCGTGATATATTGCCCCAACCCCGGACTATCCGGTGTATCTGACGGCTCCGGGCCGACGACATGCAGACAGATGCACCTCAACTCGCATGTGAGGAATCATCATGGCAAACACCACATTCAACGGTCCAGTTCGTTCCGAGAACGGCTTCCAATCCATCTCTATCAGCGCCACAACCGGTGCAGTTACCGTCAACTCTTCGTTTGGTACTGACGTTGTTCTGGGCACTCAGTCCCTGTCTGGCGCTGGCGCAGTGAGCGTTACTAACGCATTCACCGCTTTGACCACCACAGGCTCTGCACAAGCCTTGACCTTGGCCAACGGCACCGTGGGTGAGTTGAAAGTCATCACTCACGTTGTGGATGGCGGCTCCGCTGTTCTGACGCCCACCACAAAGATTGGTTTCTCGACCATCACATTCACTGGCGTTGGTGAGTCCGCCACTCTGGTGTACACCGCTGCTGGCTGGGCCATCGTCGCACTGAATGGCGCTGTTGCAGCTTAATTGATCTCGGGGGCTTCGGCCCCTGCTTTAAAGGAGATTAATTATGATGCAGACCGATGTTAAATCGCAGCATGTAACGGCAAGCGGCAACATTGCTGGCTTAGGCCGAGCTCGTTTTAAGTCTTTGTCCTACCGGGGCAACGGAACTGACGGCTACGTAAAACTGCGCGATGGCGGCGCAAGCGGAACAGTTTTGTGCGAACTCGATGTTGGCACAAGCGACACTTTCACCATTTATGTTTTGATGCCCGGGGAAGGTATTTTGTTCCCGAACGGCATCTACATAGACCTGTCCAACGTAAGTGCTGCCACGGTGTTTTATGGCTGAAGAGACGCGCCCCATGGATGTTGCAGGCCGCAAACTGATGATTGCGATCCCTGCCTACGACGGCAAGTTGAACATCAAAACCTCCTTTGCCTTGGCCGATCTGGTGGTCAAAGCATCGCGGTTTGGCGTTCAAGTGCAACTGTCGCATCTGTCGGGCTGCTCTCTTATCACCAAGGCCAGAAACATTCTGGTCGCCAACTTCTTGGAGTCGGACTGCACGGACTTTCTGTTTGTGGATGCCGACATCGTGGTGGACGCCGAGTCTGTGCTTCGCCTGCTGGCGCTAAGCACCGGCAAGGACATCACCGCTGGGATGTACACCCGCCGAGCCGAGGACCGCAAGTTCTTTTTGGACATCTACATCGACGAGAACAAGACGCTTGAGTTCGACCAGAACGGCATGCTGCGTGTTGAAAACGTGGCCACGGGCTTCATGATGATCCAGCGCCATGTGCTGGAGAAGATGGTGGCCAACCACCCAGAATGGACCTACTTCAACGATGTGTACAACCGCAACGAGAGCGCCCTGTTTGACTTTGAGTTGACCAATGGGCAGTACGTTGGCGAGGACTACACGTTCTGCAGGCGTGCCCGCGCAGATGGTTTCACGGTCTTTGTGGACCCAGAGATCACCCTGCCGCACGTTGGCTCGCAGGAATACCACCGCAACTTCAAAGAGGCCGTGTTGATGCCGCTGATCGAGCAGCACTGCACACCCAAACTGAAAGTCGTCAATGGCTAAAAAGACTCCATCCCTTGCTGTTGGTCGTGGTGAGAAGCTGCCTGCCTCCAAAGGGGCTGGGCTGACAGCCAAAGGCCGCGCCAAGTACAACGCTGCGACCGGCAGCAACCTCAAAGCCCCGCAGCCGCAGGGTGGCAAGCGCAAGGACTCGTTCTGCGCACGCATGTCAGGCATGCCCGGTCCGATGAAAGACGAAAAGGGCAAGCCCACCCGCAAGGCGGCTTCTCTTGCAAGGTGGAAGTGCTGACATGGACTTGCCAGTTTGGAACACCGTTTTGTCGTTCGCTTCTGCGGCGCTGCTGCTTTGGGTGAAAGTGTCTCACGATGAAGTCAAGCGCGTGAGCATCTTGCTGAGCAAGACGCGGGAAGAGAACGCTGAGAAGTTTGTGGCCAAATCGGACATGCACAATGACATGAACCGGGTGATTCAGCGGCTGGACCGACTGGACGCCAAACTTGACGAGTTCATGAAGGAGCAGCGAAGTGCCCTCAGTTAGCAAGAAACAACACAACTTCATGGCGGCTGTGGCCAACAACCCAGCATTTGCCAAGAAAACAGGCGTCCCACAATCCGTGGGCAAAGAGTTCTCCAACGCGGACAAGGGCCGCAAATTTTCTAAAGGTGGCGATATGAAAGACGCAATGATGAAGCTCAAAGAGCACGCAAGTAAGCCAGCCTCCAAGGCCCACAAAGGTCTGAAGGCCGGTGGCTCTGTTGGCACAACCAAGATGGGCGCAGTCAAGACTGCATCTCCAAGCCGTGACGGTATTGCCTCCAAGGGCAAGACCAAGGGCACGATGGTTAAAATGGCTCGCGGCGGCAAAGCCTGCTAAGGAGTTGATATGAGCCCAGCAGAGAGAGAAGCCCGCCAAATGATGGCGGACAAGAAGGCTGCAGAAGCCAACGAGAAGGCCTACAACGCAGCCAGCAAGACGCCTCCCGCACCCATGGTCAAAAAGGCCAAGGGCGGCAGCGTGACTCGTGCAGACGGTTGCGTGACCAAAGGTCACACTCGCGGCAAGATGGTGTAAGCCATGTTGGCCAGTCGCGGCATGGGTGCCATCAACCCATCAAAGATGCCCAAAGGCGTGCGTAAAGCGCGCCGGGATGACACCGACTTCACGCAATACGCTGAAGGTGGCAAGGTCAATGCGGCTGGCAACTACACCAAGCCTGATCTTCGCAAGAAGATCGTGAGCCAAGTCAAAGCTGCGGCAACGCAGGGCACCGGCGCTGGGCAATGGAGCGCGAGAAAAGCTCAGCTTGTGGCCAAGAAGTACAAGGCCGCTGGCGGCGGGTACAGGGACTGATGTGAAAGCGCCCCAGAAATCCCTCAAAGACTGGGGCGACCAGAAATGGCGCACCAAAAGCGGCAAGCCGTCGTCTAAAACGGGGGAGCGCTATTTGCCGGAGAAGGCGATAAAATCGCTCAGCCCCGCAGAGTATGCGGCCACCACAAAAGCCAAGCGTGCTGGTAAGGCGGCAGGCAAGCAGTTTGTGGCCCAGCCCAAGGCCATCGCAAAGAAAACAGCAGGTTTTAGATAATGGCAACATCAGGCACCACAGCGTTCAACATGGACCTCACGGAGATCGTGGAGGAGGCGTTCGAACGCGCTGGTGGTGAGCTGCGCACTGGCTACGACCTCCGAACGGCCAGCCGGTCCCTGAACCTGATGTTCTCGCAGTGGGCCAACAAAGGCCTGAATATGTTCACGTATGAGCAGGGGTTGATTAACTTGGTCCCCGGCCAAGCGACATACAACTTGCCCGCCGACACGGTTGACCTGTTGGAGCATGTGATCCGCACTGGTGCTGGCAGCGCTTCGACGCAGGCCGACCTGACCATCACCCGGATCAGCGTCTCCACCTACGCCACGATCCCCAACAAGCTGCAGCAGGCCCGGCCCATTCAGGTCTGGATCGAGCGCTTGGACACGCCCCGCATCACGGTGTGGCCCGTGCCCGACGACTCGCAGCCCTACGTGTTTGTGTACTGGCGCCTGCGCCGCATGCAGGACGCTGGCACGGGCGTGAACACCATGGACATGCCGTTCCGCTTCTACGAGGCCATGACGGCTGGCTTGGCCTATCACCTTGCCCTCAAGATTCCCGGCGCAATGGAGCGCCTGCCAGTCTTGAAGCAGCAGTACGATGAGGCTTGGGACTTGGCGTCCAGTGAAGACCGCGAGAAGGCAGCAGTCCGGTTTGTTCCCCGTGCAATGCACATTGGAAACGGTGGCTACTGATGTCCAACCGGTTCGCAGCAGGCCACAAAGCGATCGCCATGTGCGACCGCTGTGGCCAGCAATTCAAACTCAAGCAGCTCAAGACGGAAGTCATCAAGCAGCGCAGGTATGAGCTGCTGGTGTGCCCGGAGTGCTGGGACCCTGATCAGCCTCAGTTGATGCTCGGCACGTTCCCTGTGGATGATCCGCAGGCGCTGAGAAACCCGCGCAGGGACACCACCTACGTTACATCTGGCCTGAATGACGACGGCAACCTGTCCGGTGGCTCTCGGGATATTCAGTGGGGGTGGAACCCGGTGGGCGGGGCGCGGTCGTTTGACACGTTCCTTACACCCAACACATTGGCGTTGACTGTGCTTATCGGCACGGTGACAATATCGGTATCGTAAAGGAGTCTGACATGGACGCGAAAACAGCAGTGCGCAAGCACGAATCAAACATGCACCCCGGTGCAAAGCCAACCAAGCTCGCCAAAGGCGGCAAGACCAACCTGCAGATGAAGCAGCTTGGGCGCGGCATGGCCAAGGTCATGAACCAGCGCGTGTCGTCCGCACCCAAGGGGAAGTAATATGGCAACCTTCAGCAAAAAGATGATGGGCAAAGAGGTTGGCCAAGCCAGCGTCTACGCCAAGCCCCATACAATGGATGGCAAGGCCGTGAAAGCCTCCACCAACCCCGGCAAAGAGCCAAACCACAGCCGTGTGGACACTTTGAATATGAGCGTTGGCGCGTTCAGCAACAAGCCTGACGGTATGGGCACGAAGACCACCGGCATTAAAATCCGTGGTACTGGGGCAGCCACCAAAGGCGTTATGGCCCGAGGCCCAATGGCATAAAGCATGAACTACGCCGAGCTGAAGATCAACATTGCTGACATCTGTGAAAACGAGTTCACAGAGGAGCAGTACGCCATGTTCGCCCAGCAGGCGGAGCAGAAAATCTACAACACGGTCCAGTTGGCCAACTTGCGCAAGAACGTCACTGGCACGTTGACTGCGAACAACAAGTATCTGGCTGCTCCGAATGATTTTCTGTCGGTGTACTCGTTGGCCATCTATCCGGCTGCCGGTGGGAACTACGAGTACCTGCTGGACAAGGACGTGAACTTCATCCGTCAGGCGTACCCCAATCCAGCTACCACCGGCAAGCCCAAGCACTACGCCATCTTTGGCCCTCAGTCAAACGATGTGAATGAGCTGACGTTCATCTTGGGACCAACGCCTGACGCCACGTATGCGGCTGAGTTGCATTACTACTACTACCCTGAGTCCATCGTGACCGCAGGTGAGACGTGGCTTGGCGACAATTTCGATTCCGCTTTGCTCAATGGCGCACTGGTTGAGGCCATCCGCTTCATGAAGGGCGAGGCCGACATGGTGAAGCTGTACCAAGATATGTACATGCAAGCAATTGCTCTGCTCAAGAACTTGGGTGACGGCAAACAACGCACCGACACATACCGTGACGGTCAGACAAGGGTCAAAGTGTCATGACAATCGCGCAAACCGCAACCACATCGTTCAAGGTGGAGCTGCCGCAGGGCATCCACAACTTTGGACCCACATCGCCCGACACGTTCAAGATTGCGCTGTACACCGCTGCCGCCACTCTGGACGGCTCAACCGCTGTTTACACGACATCGGGCGAAGTTGTTGGTACGGGCTACACCGCTGGCGGCAACACACTGGTCATCACGACCACGCCTGTGGCTGCAAACAACAGCGCAAACGTGCCCACTGCCTACTTCAGCTTCGCCAACACCTCTTGGACCGGTGCGAGCTTTACGGCCCGTGGCGCTTTGATCTACAACAGCACCGAGGGCAACAAGTCCGTGGCTGTTCTGGACTTCGGCGCTGACAAGACCGTGAGCAACGACACCTTCCAAGTCATTTTCCCAACTGCCGATGCCAACAGCGCCATCGTGCGCATCTCGTAAGGACACATCATGGAACACAGCAAAGCACAAGACAGCGTTACCGCAGGCTTGATCACTCAACGCGCAGGCACTGAGCGTATCGGCGCTGGTGGCGTGTTCACCGTCACTTGCGTGGGCGCAGACGGCAAAGAGAAGTGGTCTGATACCTTCCACAACCTCGTGGTCAACGAAGGCCTGCAGGACATGAACAGCAAGTACTTTGCTGCGTCCGGCTACACCGCAGCGTGGTATCTGGGCTTGGTCGAAGGTCCCGGCTCCGGCACATCGTTTGCCGCTGGCGACACACTGGCCTCGCACGCGGGCTGGACCGAGCTGGTCCCCGGCACCGACTACACCGGCAACCGCAAGGCAGTGACATTTGGCACGGCCACCACGGCTGACCCATCGGTGATCTCCAACTCCGGCAGCCCAAGCTCGTTTGCCATGCTGGTGAACGGCACCGTGGTCGCAGGCGCACTGTTGGCCAGCGTAAGCAGCGGCACATCCGGCATCTTGTTCTCGGCTGGTGACTTCACTGGCGGCGACAAGACTGTGGACAACGGCGACACGCTGAACGTGACCTACTCTTTCTCGCTCGACGCAGCCTGATAGGACGTGCGGTGTTTGGTGATGTCACTTTTGCCCAAGCACCCTTCGCCTCTTTAGGCGGGAACACGTTCGCCGTCTCCGCAACTGAAGCGGCTACGGCTACTGCCGCCACCGCCGTCCCGAACATCATCCGGGGCGGCATCATCAGCGAGAACGCCACGCTCCAAGACTCTTTTGCAAGCCAAGCCGTCATGCGGCCCACGCAAGCAGAGACAGCTTCCGCATCAAGCGTACAGTCGGTGATCGCCACCATGGTGGCCAGCATGCTGGAGCAGGCCGGGGCTACCGACGCCCAGACCGCGATTGGTACATTCTTGGCCGCACAGGCAGAGAGCACCACCGGCACGGCAGTACAGGCTGCTGTTGGCACCTTCTTGGCATCGCAGGCTGAAGCAGCAACTGGCGCGGATTCTTCTAATCGTGGGCTCCTGATCTCTGTGGCCATTGCAGAAAGCGCCACGGGCGCGGCCACTCAAGTTGTTCAGATCAGCGTGAATGCATCGATTGCGGAAGCGGTCAGCGCCTTAAGCACTTTGGGGGTCATCAAGACGGTCAACGTCCTTACCACTGGAGTGCAGCTCACCATCAACATTGGCGGGGCGCTGGTCTGGGCAACAATTGACGACAGCCAGACCCCAAACTGGCAAAATATCAACGATGTGCAGTCCCCCGGCTGGACTCAGCTACCGTCGTAAGGATTCAAAATGGCATTGGCACTCAAAGATCGCGTCAAGGAAACGACCACAACAACCGGCACCGGCACGGTTACGTTGGCTGGCGCAGCCGCAGGGTTCCAGTCCTTCGCCGCTGTTGGTGACGGCAACCAGACCTTTTACGCCATCGTAGACGCAGCATCTGGCGCTTGGGAGGTGGGCGTTGGAACCTACACAGCTTCCGGCACAACCTTGTCGCGCACGACCGTGGTGTCGTCCAGCAATGCAGGCTCGCTGGTAGATTTCGGCGCTGGCTCCAAGGACGTGTTTGTCACCTACCCGGCTTCGCGTTCGGTGTATCTGGACGCAGCGGGGTCTGCCGTCACAACGCTGGATATCGGGACGCTGGGCACCAGCACGGCCAACATCAGCACAGCCAACATCACAGCCGGTACAGTTTCCACTGCGCCCGCGTCGGGCAACGATCTGGTCAACAAGACCTACGTGGATACGATTGCAGCAGCGTCGCTTCACTACCACGAGCCGGTGTTTGTGGAGTCGCCAGACTCTGCGGGGAACTTGAACGCAACCTACAACAACGGCACTGCCGGTGTGGGCGCTACGCTGACCAACGCCGGGACGCAAGTCGCTCTCACAATTGATGGCGTCTTGATGACGACCGGCAAGCGGGTGCTGATCTACAACCAAACAAACGGTTTTGAAAACGGCGTTTACACCGTCACGACCGTTGGCAGTGGCTCCACAAACTGGGTGTTGACACGGGCTACCGACGCAGACACATACGCACCAAGCAACCCCAACTCTTTGGGCCAAGGCGATGCGTTCTTTGTCACGTCCGGCAACACGGGCGCGGGCGAAACCTACGTGTGCAACACGGTTGGAGCTATCACGTTTGGCACCACAGCCATTACGTTTGTGCAGATCAGCGACGCCACGGTGTACACCGCAAGCAACGGCGTGACTTTGAACGGAGTCAACATTGAACTGACGCCAACGGGCACTGCTGGCACGTACGGCGACGCCGCCACGGTTCCGGTGCTGACAACAAATGCTTACGGCCAGATCACAAGCGTTACGCCTACGGCCATCGCCATCAGTGGTGCAGCGGTATCGGGCAACATCTCAGGGCAAGCGGGATCGGTGGCCAACGCCCTGACGGCTGGCAGCTTCCTGACTTCGGGTGGCACCTACAACGGCGCAGCAGCTCGCACCTTCGCTGTGGATGCTACAGATGCCAACACTGCTTCCAAGGTCGTGGCGCGTGACGCCTCGGGCAACTTCAGCGCAGGGACCATCACAGCTACACTGAGCGGTTCGGCAACGAGCGCAACCACAGCAACAAACCTCGCAGGCGGAGCGGCCAACCGGATCGCGTACCAGACCGGCTCGGGCACCACAGGATTTGCCACAGCACCTTCGGCGTCGAACCAAGTTTTGAACTGGAACGGCTCTGCATTCACATGGAGTGCTGGCACGATCTCTGGCGTGGCCTTGGGAAGCAACTTGAATGCTCTGACTGCAGGGACGTATTTGACAAGTGCAGGGACCTACGACGGCTCTACCGCACGCACGTTTGCCGTGGATGCTACAACCACCAACACGGCCAGCAAGGTCGTTGCTCGGGATGCCTCTGGCAACTTCAGCGCGGGCACCATCACTGCGACATTGAGCGGCAATGCCAGCACCGCTTCTTCTGCTGCGGCGCTTACGGCAACAACGTGGCAGAGGATTGTTGGTAACGCAATAAACTTCGGGTCATACGGGTCAATTGGAATAACGGGCGCAACCACGGGCTATGCAGGTATCTCGTTTGCAGATGTCAGCGGCACTTTAATGATGAGTGCGTCCGCAACCGGTTTCTACTACAACAACAGCACATGGCGAGTTTACTGGGATGGCTCAGGAAACCAGCTCACAACCGGGAACGTGACGGCGTACTCTTCTGATGCGCGGCTTAAAAAGAATGTGCAGCTCATACCAAATGCGCTGTCGCAGCTTAAGCAAATCCGAGGAGTGACATACGACTGGGATTTGGAAGAGTGCAACCGTTGGGACTTTTTCCCTCCGGAAACGGATGTTGGCGTCATTGCGCAGGAAGTGCAAGCTGTGCAACCCCACGCCGTAAAATTTGCTCCGTTTGACCGCGATCCTTTGTATAACGGCGCAAGCAAGTCAGGCAAAGAGTATTTGACTGTGCAGTACGAAAAGCTTGTGCCCTTGTTAATTGAAGCCGTCAAAGAACTTGAAGCCAAAGTAGCCGCCCTTGAGGCGAAAGGATAATCATGTCAAGCACCTTCTCCAACCTCAAGTTTGAGATCATCGGCAACGGTGAGCAGTCAGGCACTTGGGGCACCACGACCAACGCCAACATTGGAACCGCCATCGAGCAGGCCATTGTGGGCATGGCCACTCTGGACTCCGGCGACTTCACGGCCAACGTCTGCACGCTGACGCTCTCCAACACCACGGCGGCGCAGGATGCCCGTGCACTGTGCTTGAACATCGCTGCTGGCGCGGTGTCTGCTGCGGGCACGGTCAACGTCCCGGCCATCGAGAAGCCCTACCTGATCATCAACGACTCCAGCTACGCAGTGACTGTCAAGGTCTCCGGCCAGACCGGCGTGGCAGTCCCTGCAGGCACACGCACGGTGGTGTACAACAACGGCACGGATGTCGGCGCACAGGTGAGTTGGCTGAACTCCCTGACGCTTGGCACTGCGCTTCCTGTTGCATCTGGCGGCTCTGGCGGAACAACTGCATCAGCGGCCCGGACCAACTTCGGCGCAACGACTCTGGGCGGCAACCTCTTCACGATCAGCAACCCGAGCGCAGTGACGTTCCCGCGCTTCAATGCAGACAACACCGTCTCGTCTCTGAGCGCATCCGACTTCCGCACGGCCATCGGCGGCGGCACGGTAACTTCGGTTGCAGGCACTGGCTCAACCAACGGCCTGACGCTCTCGGGCACGGTGACATCTTCGGGAAACATCACACTGAGTGGCTCCGTCACAAGCCTGACAACAACCAACTTCACAATCGCGGAGGAAAGCGGTAAGCTCGTGATCAAGTATCAAGGCACAGTGGTTGCCTCGTTCAGCAGCGCAGGCGCTCTGATTTCCGCCGACAACGTAACCGCCTACGGCACCCCATAAGGAACCAGCATGACAATGCCAGCAAGCGGCCCCTTGAACATGGGGGGCACATCAAGCCCGGTCAGTGTTGCGCAAGAACTTGGCCTGAGCCTGACCGCGACCATCTCGATGAACCAAACCAACGTCCGTACTTTGGCAGGCGTCAGCACAACCAGCGGCACATCATGGAGCATGAGTTCTCTGTACGGAAAAGCAAACGGATTGACCGTAGACTATTTGGTACTTGCAGGGGGTGGTGGCGGTAAAAACGTGCAAGGCGGAGGTGCTGGCGGGTATTTGCAGGGTAATAACGTTGTGATTGCCAAAGGAACCGCTTTTACGGTGACCGTTGGCGCTGGCGGCAGTTACTCCGCCGTCGGTTCTAATTCTTCGTTTTCAACTTTTACGGCAACACGAGGTGGAGCGCCCAGTGATAGCGCTACTATCGCAAATGGCGGTTCTGGTGCTGGCGGTAACACCTCTCTAGACTCCACGGTGGCAGGCCTTGGTACGGCGGGTCAAGGAAATAATGGCTATAACGGCGGCGGAGGTAGCGCTTGCGGCCAAGCAACATCGGGTGGCGGCGGAGGAGGAGCTGGTGCGGCAGCGGGCAATGCGGGTGGAAATGGCCTTACTTGGTTTGACGGTGTTGCTCGTGGCGGTGGCGGTGGCGGGGCGTATTTTGTTAGAACATATTGCGGCTGCTTTGAACCTGTCTATGGCGGGTATCCCGGCGGGTCTGGCGGGGGTGGTAACGGAAACGGATTAAATGACTGCGGCACAAACTATGAAACCGGTACAAGCGGTGCGGTAAACAAGGGCGGTGGCGGTGGCGGTGGTGCTGGCGCCTCCGGTGGTTCGGGTGTTGTTGTAATCCGATATGCGGGGGCACAAGTTGCTACAGGTGGAACCGTTACATCATCCGGCGGTTACACCTACCATACATTCAATTCTTCCGGAACTTTTACAACGTAAACCTATGCCATATTTCGCACAAATTGATGCTGAGAATACAGTTCAGCAAGTCTTGTCAATAGATCAAGACGCACTTAACACCGGGCTATGGGGCGATCCCGCGCAATGGTTTCAAACCAGCTACAACACCCGTGGCGGCGTTTATTACACGCCAAACACAAACACGCCTGATCCAGACCAATCCAAAGCGTTTCGCAAAAACTACGCAGGCATTGGCTTTCTTTGGCTACCTAACGGGCCAGAGGGCGAGGGGTTTGCCCCGCCACAGCCGTACCCGTCTTGGGTGCTAAAC